GTAATACCATTGATACAGCATGAATTGGTAGGGCTACCTAAATAGTTTTCAATGAGACCTTCGAAGTAGTCTTGTCCATCTTCTCCGTTTAAATACAGCACCCAATCTCTATTGTGCTGTTCTACTACCTCAGGGGACTGATAGCCACTAAGGTTAACCACCTTAATGCTGTCCTTGTATCTCTTAGGATCCTGAGGAGTACTTACTAATCTTACTCTATTCTTAGCCATATTATATTACTATATATTCAGTTCTTCCCGAATCATATTCTGTATAATTATCGGGCAATGTGAATACATCTTTCTTACTTGTTTCTTCTGTTATATATACAAGATCTTTATAATAGATATCTGTATCACTCTTCAATGTTAAAGTATATATGTCACCTTCATTTAGTATATAAGGAGTCTCAAAATAGACATCAATATAATTACTATTACTCGACAGGGTACAAACAACTCTAACTTCGGGAGCTACAAAGTATTTCTCTGTAGTATTCCAATCTTCATCAAGTAGTGACCATACATCATCATAGCCATCAAGATTCTTTGATGTGTCTCCGTTTTCAACGAAGGTCACAGTGGCAGCATTTAATTCTGTCAAGTCATAAGTTGACGGAATAATCTGAAATGTCTGCCCTTCTTCTATAGGTCTTAATCGTATCACAATAGGGTAACTAAAGTAGTCTGTTTTTGTTTTCTATTGAGCATAAAAAAAGAGGCCTTACGGGGCCTCTTTTCCTATTAAAGATCGCTTAAACCTATGATGGAGTAGCGATAGTTCCAGTACAAATGTTAGCAGGAGTAAGTTCCATAGCACTAAAAGTAAGTGTGTAACCTGAAAGGTCTCCCATTGCGCTTCCTGTTACAATAGTACCACCAGTTACATCAGCACCATGCTCTCTACCTACTAAGAAGTAGTTTCCATTGTAGTCTTCTACAACGATGCGAGGTCTACCAAAAGCAAGAAGTTTAACTTGATAGTTGTCTTCTTTGCTTAATTTAGGTAATGTTAGTTCCAATACTTGCTCGAAAGCCACCGTTCCGTTCTCACGAGAAGCTTGGATGTTTGTTGTTAAAGAAGAAGCTCCCTTTAATTCATACTTGTAGTTCGTAGCATCCCAAGTTGCATCAAAAGCAACGGTATCTTCAGAACCTGATGTTTCTACAAGTGGAATAGATGCTGATGAACTGTAATTGATAAAATATACATTCTTCAGACCACCTACCGAATCTCTACATGGGAGCGTTCTTCCAGTATCAATATTGCAAGACATATTAAAGATTTTATAGTAAAAAAGGGTAGGTAGGCTCTAAGGCTTACCTACCCCTTCTTGTTAAACAATTATTTTTCTTATGCTAAAGTAAGTAGAGCAAGGTCAGAACCAATACCGTACTGTACACCAGCAGTAAATCGCATGATTACTCGAACATTTTGAGAACCATCAAGGTCTCCCATGTCGATTACTTTAACTTCATTGTGGTCAGCTAATAGTCCTGTTCCGAAGTATAGGTTAGAAGCCTCTCCTGCTACGATGTGGTCAGAAGGCATACCCGGAGCAAGTTGTACCTTGATTCCTTCGAATGCTAATGCATTACCGTTGTTATACCAAAGTGAACCTTGAGAGTTTACACCCGCAGCACCAAGTCCTGAAGCTCCGAATCCACCTAAAGCACGAACGTATGCTTGAAAAGCAACAGTTGGTGCATAGATAGTTAAGTCTTCTTTGCCATAAACTGCAGAAGGAAGGGCATCAACTACATTTCCGAAAAGAGTAACGATGTTAGAAGAAGTGAATGAAGTTTCAGAGCCATTAGCGGCATCGTTTACATCAGCATCAGCAGCCATAAGAACTGTGAAACCGTCAAACTCACCTGCAGTAGCGTTTACTCCACCCCAAATGTTTTGCTCAGTCTTCTCTGCAACTTTCCCTGCTACATGAGCAATTAGGAAATCAGCGAATGAAGGAGGAAGTTGGTCGAAAGCGGAGATTCCCATCTGTACAGCCTCCCAGTCAGAACGGAAGTCTTTTTTACAAAGCTCTACATTCACTTGGAACTCTTCTGGCTGAATAATACGCTCTGTAAGAGTAACTGTACCTGTGTCGGCGAAGTCACACCCTGCATTAGCAATTAGTCCAGAAGTAGCTACCTTCTTGATAACTTCTTTGTACTTGATGTTAGGTTTGATGCTGATAGCACCATCATTCAGGGTTTTACCTGAAAGTAACGCAGCTGAGATATACTGATTGGCAAACTCCCCTGCGTAGGTTGTTGTAATACTTGTAGTTGTAGCCATTTTTAATTATAATTAAATTACTTGTTAAACATTTTTTCGTAAACTACGCTCATAGTATTGCGTGGCTTGTTGCCAGCAAAAGCATGACGCTTAGCTCCTTCTTCTACTTCAGGAGAATGAGAGATTGGCTCTGCTCCTGGCTCCTGTGAAGATAATTCTTCTTTCTGAGGCTCTTCCTCTTTTGATAGCTCCTCTACAGGAACTTCAATCTCCATGTCTTCAGACATTGATTCTTGAGCTAAGGCTTCTACCATTGCTTTGATTTCTGCTATAGCTTTCTCGAAGTCATCTTTAGAGACATACTCTACTTTTACTTCTTCTTCAGGCATTTCTTCTTCCATGCCTTCTTTGTCTTCGTAGCCTAATTCTACAGGCTCATTTACTTCTACTTCTTCAGCAGCCAGTTCAACTTGCTCTTCAGCAGTTTCAACTTGTGGCTCCTCATCAGCAGAAAGTAAAACAGACTTTAGTTTGTCTACAATTTCACTTGCTTTCATAAATACTTAATTTATATTGAGTTAACTATTAATTACACATACTGTTGTATTTTCAACCTCCGATATAACCAATTCCTTGGTTTATCATACGACCCTTACAGCATTTACGGCTGTAAGTATTTCCTTTAGCACATAAGCAAGCCCTGCGGTTTTCCCTTGGGCTTGTTCTGCTCCATCTTTCTCCATAAGGTGATCTACGCATAACTTTGTGTCTTTTGTATGAAGTATTAAAAACATCTGCCATTATCTTCCTTGTCCTCTGTATTTCTTCTTATAGTTCTTAGAAGTCTTAGACTTACTCATTTTAGTTTTAGCGTGCATTCCTTTGCGGTTTACCTTAGCATTAGGTTTAAATACCGCTATAGTCTTTTTCGCCATTATTTTTTAACGCAGTTAGGAACTCTTTTACCGTCTTTCATTTTCCAACCATCTTGCTTATAGCCTTTCCAACAAAGGTCTACCTCAACGCTTTCCAGTTCGTCTAAACCTTTTAGCTTAGACTCTACCCAATTCTTCATTGACTTACCTCCCCATAGCAAATAACTAATCGTACCGCAAGCCTCTGGCTTTGCTGGGTCGTAATAGGCTTCTGCCCTGCTGAGATAGGAGTAAATGCGTTTTAGTGTTGGCAGGGTAAATTTCTCTTTTCTTGCGAGCTGTTGCGCTCTTACTTTGCCTACCTGTGTTGCGCATTTATTACCTAATTCTTTATTGCGTTTGATGCCTAATTTAGCGTTGTTCGATGCAGACTCTGGATAACCTCCATAAGACTCCAAATCTACCTCTTCGAGTGCTGCTACAGCCTCTAAAAGAGCATATTCCGCTTGTAGTTCCTTAAAGCAATCTGAGCATAGGTCTTCTTCCACAGATTCTTTAGGTCTATTAGTGTTATCGCTAAAATAACCTTCAATAGAAAAACCTTTAACTTTACCCGTCTTAACAAATTCTTGCCAAACTTCTTCATTGTTTACTTTTACAGAAACCATCCAGGTTCCTTTAGGTACATTTAGATTATACAATGCTGATTTGTCTTTTTGGGGATCCTCAACAATCCATGATTCTACGACACTCAGTCCTTTTAGGCTGTATTCGTGTTCTAATGTCGAATTGTTTTGATTGCCCCTTGCAAGAAATAGCTCTGAGGCTTTTCTCACTGTATCTTCGCTGAAGAAGATGTAATATTCCTCTTCTCCGTTTTTTCTGTATATCTTTCTGTCTGGAATAAGAGCAGCACCCATTAGAATGCGTTTCTCATTATCTACTTCTGCCATCTGAATTTTGTGCGCCTTAAGCGCAACAAAATCTTCTTCTATGGCAGGCTCCTCAACAATAGAGATAGCTTCTACACCGCTAAACTCATTGTCTTCTTCTATGAATAATTCGTAAACCTTGTAGTCCATATAAGGATAACTTAATTAGTTGTTTATGTTTTAGATTGATGCACTTTGTATGATATTTCTATCTAATTGCTGTGCTGTAGTTACATCTGAAGAAACTACATAAGCTTTAACAGGTTGTTGTTGTGTGCCTGCTATGGCAGCAGCTAATTGATTTTGTCCAGCAGCTCCCACTACATTAAAAGCAGGTGGTATAGATTCCACACTTGGTCTATCCGCACCGATATTAGGCGCTGATGGAGTAGAAACAGGTGCTTTAAGTGCAGAAACTGCTTTAGCTGTAGAAGCAATGTTAGCTGCTATACCTACTTTTGCAGAAAGATTATTAGATGCTATTTCAGCAGCAGCTAAAGCCTTCCCTCCTGGTATCAAAGCATATTTTAAGTTAGCAGCAGTATTAGCAGCTTTTGTACTAATTACAATTTTAGCAATACCAGCAGCAGATTCACCAATAAGAGCTACTGCTTGCAAAAATCTGCTTTCTCCTCCAAGGTCAGATATTATTTTAAATATTGAACCAAGACTATTTGCATAAGACAGATTAATTTGCTCCATAGCATTTAGTTTAATCTGCTCATTTCTTAATTGCACATCACCCAGCTGCTGAGTAGCCATAACATATTGTCTATAATAAGCGGTTCTTTCTTCAAAGCTAAATGACTCCTTGTTAGATAGATTCTCAAAGAATGTAGCTTTCCACCCCAAGAAACTCTCGTCATCTCTAACTTCTGCCTCTTGCGCTACTCTTCTTTGTATGTAAGCATTTCTAAAAGAAGCAACAGCTCTTGCACCTTCTCTTATTATAGCAGATATAGAACGCTCTCTAACTGCTATTTCTTTTTCTTTCTCTTGCGTAAGTTTAGCGGTTACAACAACTTCTTCTTGCTTTTGTAAAATAAGCGCCTTTTCTGCATCAACAACTTTTTGAGAAGCCTCAGCAAATTTAGCTGCGGCAGCTGATCTATCTCGACCTGAAGCATTTACTGCTTCTAAGTACTCTTTTTCTGCTATCGCTGCATTTTTTCTTGACTCAATAAGGTTTAATCCTAATTTTATAGCCTCATCAATAACTTGAGGAGTAATTTCCCCAACAGTTTCAGCAGCCTCAAGATAAGCCTTAACCTCTTTCATATTTTCAGCTAAAGCTTTTCTTTGTGATTCAGTACCAAACATAGCGGCATCACCTAAGGCGATTAATAGAGCCCGTTGATTACCGTACATTTTATTTATATCTTCTATAGAATTTTTAAGGTTATCGACATCTTTCTTAGCTTTTCTCTGTGATTGAGCAAACATTTCTACTCCTGCAACAGCTGCTTGAAAAGCTACAAGGATACCTACTGGCCCCCTAAGCACAGACCCTAAAGCTGTTAATGCTCCACCAACACTTTTAGTATTACTTACAAGTAGCGCAAACATATTTCCTAATTGGGAAATGTTGTTTGTTACAGCAGTGAGTCCGAATGGTAAATCTGAAATTGTACGGCCTAATTCCGTAGCAGCAGCACCCGCAATACCCGCAGAGCCAGCTAAGTCTGTCTGCATAGCCTTAGCAGCTTTGGTTATTTCTTTTGTAGTTACTTTAGCTGTTGCGCCAAGATTAGAAAGTTGCTTATTTACATTAGCAATACCACCGACTACATCTCCAGTCTGTACATCTATTTCTATTAATATCTGTTTAACATCTGCCATGTCTATTTCGTTTAATTAGTTGTTTAGCTTCTTTGAAGTTGCTTGGGAGCTTATTGGCTCCCATGGCAAAGTCTATATCTTCATCTCCTATCAGCCACTCACTGCTGTTTAATAGATCTATAATATTCTTAATCATAGTAGTTAATTAATTCAAATTCTGTCTTACCCGTAAGAGGATTAATGTTCATGACATTAATTCTGTACTTATTCTCATTGATAATTATAATATCAGACAACTCTATCTGATTACCACCCTTAACCAACTTAGATTTAGGCAAATAAGCAGTCACTTTTGTGATTCTATTGTCTACATCGAAGATATTTACGATGTAAGACTCATAAAAACGCTTAAATAGGGTCTCTTCTGCCAATTCTCCATCATATTCACTCAGTTCCGCATTAAAATGGATGTTATTAGAAGTCTCATCTGTTATATCCTCTAAGTTAGAAGGCATATTGATGCTTGTAGAAGATGAAATTTGACCTAAAACACCATTATCATTAATAGAAATGTCTACTCCAACTTGATTTTGGTCAATGTATATAATAAGGGGATCTCCTAAATATCCATTCTGATTATCATCTACATAATATCCGTATTGAACCCCAGTGTTTAGGGCATTGTTAGACAAATCAATCAATCTTTCGAACTTAGAATGGTTAAATGCAGGTTCTACCTTATAAATATCACCATAAAGCTCGTCTGTGGTGGTGTATTCAACACCACCCCAATCCACATTAGCTATTTCTTGTAGATGCTGTGCTGCTAAAATGGTTTTTGTGTCCTTATACTTAAAGAATATCTCTTTAAAAGGTAATGCAGCATTCACTTCCGAGTCAGTTACATCTACATAATCAGTAATATCATGCTCTGTTGAAGTATAAAAGTCATCTAAAGGTTGTACATCTATTTCTTCCGATGTATTTACATAAGCAACCAAGTTGAACATCTTAAACAATGAGCTTAAGAAGTCTATAATGGTCATTTCAGGTATCTGCTCTTGAACATTAAACTCAAACGATGAGGTGAATGTTTTACTGCTTACTGAAAACTCATCATAACCTGATGTTGCTCCCGAATAAGTACATTTCCACTTCATAGTACTAAATGTAATGTCAGAATCATAAGTCTTTACATAAGCCTTGTATTTATAACCATCAACCAGCGGATCAAGCACTGTAAGTACCGTACTACCATAATTTTCATTCTGTTCTTGGTATAAAACATATCCCGATCCCGTATCTCTATATATTGCTAAATCATATTTTGCCGTAGATGATGAAGTGGTTGTTTCAAAGGTCAAAACATCAGCAGTTCTTGTACTTTCGTCAATCATCACTCCTTCAGTGTCTGATTGCACCTTTAGAACAACAGATGTTGCGTTTTCACTTGGATTAAAACCTCCAACTACTTGAACTGCCCCTGCAACTACATTTATCTCATCTTTTTTTCTGTGACACCACATATACAGCTTATGGATGTCTTTGGTAGCATCCTTAAAGAAGCTTGTGCTTGCAAAAGTGATTCCGCTATACTTAGTCTCGATAGCATCTATAATTTTATCGAGTCTAATGGCATATTTAAGCTGTCTTGGGTTTAGTCCTCTTATATAACTTGCATTATAATATAAATTGCCCGTTTCAGCAGCGGTATCCGTACTATCATAGTATAATTGCTGATTAGCGGTCACTAAAGGCAAAGCTGTCTCTCCAGGAGTAGCTTGCAATGCAGTTAGTATCTCAGAATTAGAATATCCAAGAGTATAAGAGCTTAAAGCACCCAAATCAGGTAGTTTATCCTCACCTAATATGTCTTTTAGGTCAATAATACTACCAAAGAAGGTAATATTATAAGCAAAAGGCTTATTATTCTTCATTTTGACTCCATTAAGCTTCACTCTGCCGTCTTTAAACGGCAAGTTGTCTATTTCAATCCTTGCAGACTGAGTGACTCTGGCATCAAATCCTCCTACAATATTATAATTATAGAAGTGTTTAAATAGTTTGTTGTTTTCTTTGCTTGAAGGTATAGTAAATTGCTTAGTGAATGTAGTAAACACCTTAGCAATGTCTCTTGAGTTTCTTATGGACTCTGTTAAAGAGATTGACTCGTCTTTAAACAAGTCAACTCTTGTATCGTTTATGTACAGCTGTACTGTCTGCATTATCGGATGTTTTGTACCTTATCGTAAGCATACTCAAACTCAAAGGTGTATTGAACCATCTTGTCATTTACACTGGTCTTCTCTGTTAAAGAAGAGGTCTTGATTACTACAGGGAAAGTGTCACTTCCTATATCCAACCAAACTTGCTCAGAGAGCAAGAGTTGTTTAACAGGATCGTTGATTGTCTCATCCATAAAGTCTGTATTAACCACAATAGACTCTCTTCCGTTTACATCAAATCTTGATGTAGCATGCTTATACACATTATAATCAAGAGTACTATAGTCCATAATGTTTCTATTATAGTCTTCAGATTGAGTGTTTAGTGACTTAGTAGATTTCTTATGTGCCCATAATTCTTGAATGGCTCCATATTTGTTATAGAACACAATCTTCACATCAGGGTACTTCCCTGCACATAGTGCCTTAAATACAATATTCTGTGTTTGTGCGTTTCCTGTAGTTGATGTTACTACTGCGGTATCTCCTGTTTGTATATCATCGGTGGGGTAGATACCTAAATAATAAATCTTTTCAAGACTGTCTGTGCTATCTGTAATCTGAACATCATCTAACGATGAGTTCCAAAGACCGTCATAAGTCTCCCAATAGTTGGCTAAGAGTTGCCATTCTACTCCTGCGCCACCTGAGAAAGTAAAGTCAACTAATGGCTCTGCCTCTGTAAAGAAGGGCAGAGTTATTTGCTCACCAGGCACAAAGTAAACGGTAAGATTATCTTGAAGCGTCATCGGTGTATAAGAATCATCATCAGGATCAATAGAAGTTCGTGGATTAACGCCTTCTTCAAAGTAACCAAAGCCATCTAATGCTAAATAGTAAGTAGAAGCAGGGCTACCAATAACACTACCTGTTCCATTAGCCCCATCATAAACAGTAGTAGTTACATATACCCAAACCGCATCTACCGCATCTGTATAGTAATCAGTATATATATAATCTCTAATTAATTCACTAACCTCAATAACTGCGTAGGGATTACCCGAAGCGGGTGTTGTAGTATTCTTTATAATCTCATAATCTGTACTCGAAGGTAGTGGAGACTTTTCTCCAGAATATATCTTAAGCTGAAATTTTACGGATGCAGCTCCTGAGGCTGAACCCTTAATATAATACGGGCTTCTTGTGTTTATAATTGTACTCATAATTATCTCGGTGTGCCTAATCGGCTTCTAAAGTTTGCTTCTATAACGGTATCTAATTGTTTTCCTACTACCTCTAATACAGTATCACCCACATCATTGCTTAATGGGCCAATATTCTTATTTATTACATAAGTAAAGAGATTAGTTCCTTGATAACCGAATCTCTTAATGGTTCCTTTACTCTTTATTGCTCTATTTATCAAATAAGGCAAGTCCTTTTCTCTGATGCTTGGCATATTAGGTCTAATGCCCTTACGCTGAATCCATCCCTTTAGATTTTCAGGGGGTGCGCCCTTTCCAGGGCGTCTCCCCATATCAATCTGCTCAATATAGCTTGCTCCAAATATTGATAAACTGCTTCCTGTAGCTGTATAAGTAAGACTTGCATTGGCAGAACCACTATCCACAGTCCTATCCTCCGCCATCTTAGTACGCATGTCTTGCGTAATCTTATCACCATACAGCTCTAATAGAGCTTGTAACTGCTCTTCTAACATTAGCAAACAGATATATCGTTTACAATATCAATAGTAATGTCTACTGACCATCCTGCAAGTTCATTCTCAAACCTATCTTTGAATGGCTCACACACAGGATCTCCTACAAGTTGATACTTGTCTCTATACAAATCTCCTCTTCTAAGGTCTTGTATCAGTGCATTAGCAATCTGTAGTTGCGTATTGTACACATCAATCAAATTACTTGCATCTTGCCTGTCTCCTAAGTCATCTGCATTATAATCCTTAGTATAGTCCACAATGTCTAAGAACAATAGTGAAACCGTAACACGCATGGCGTGTTCGGTTATTGTAGTGTTCCCAATAAAAAAGTGGGATAATGGAAACATAGTGGTTTTATTCAAATCCACCTGTGTGATATCTCCATAAGTCACATAATTGACTATAGGATGATTCCTAAGGAAAGTCTTTATAGTAGTTACAATGTCATATACGCTTGTCATAGTCTATTTTTATTATATGCGTCTTTTATTCTTTTCTCTTCTAATTCGTTTTTCTCTTTCTCAAAGGTCAACCAAGTCAAACACTTCGTTAGTAGTTCACTGGCAATTTGGTTAAACTTTGTAACATCCCCTCCAGCGAGTGCATAAAGTGATTGATACCAACCCCATTTGCTTCCAAAAACCTCTTCTCTACTTGCAATCGTTGCTCCTCGTTCATCTCGCTTAACGAAGAGTCCATCGTATGTTTTGACAATTTCATCCCTAAACGATAAAAAAAAACTAATGCACCAATAGCAACATTAGCAGGCATGTGAAGCATATAGCCTGCATACTTATCAGACCCCTCATACTCCTCTATCTCATAGAACTCTCCCTTCTTAGCAGTGATCGGTCTAAACAATATTGCCATTGCCTTGTGCATCTGCGTCCAGTCGCTTATATATCTGTCCAAATCAATATACTCTCCAAAAGAAATGTTGTTTAAGTCAGGTATCATTCCAAATTCAACCTCAGTCCCATTAGAACCTCTGAACCAAAACCGCTTTACAAGCGGTGTAGGTTCCTGCAAGCAATTAGCAATAGCCTCCAGGACTGCCTCAAAAGACTTCATCGGTAGCTTATAAGATTCTTTTAGCTCTAAGCCACAGAATATTTCAAGAGCCTTAAGGTTGATAAAGTCTGCTGCTTCTTCAGCTTCCTTATCAATCCCATCCAATACCTTAACATACTTCTGGTATTGCTCCAACTTAATGTCTGCCAAACGCTGCGGAATACTAAGCTCTAACTGTATTGTCTTACTCATATATAGATAACTATTATTTATTATTTTGTACCAACCTTTGGTTGGAAGTTCGCTTCGCTGCCTACCAAGATAAGTTTTTCTTATAGTACCATAAGGAATAACTATGAACAGATTTAAATTATTTAGTTATCTTTATATAGGCTAAAGCATATAGTTCGCTTTGCTGCCTATAGTGATTAGAGCAGGCACATAGATCACATTTAAAATAAGCCTTCAGCCCTGCATAGCTGATGAAATATCCCAGTAGTTTCCCAGGCTGGTTAGCTGACTAAAACTCGGACAGAGATGGTGAGTGGGTAAGCCATAGGTCTTTTCACGCATAGGGCGCAAGCTGACTATGCCGAGTGAATGTGTTTAGCCTCTTGGTGCTGATGGGAGATTCTCCTCATAAAAAATAGATTATCGTCTATTTAATAGTGGAGATATGCAGATACGATATGTAAAGTCTTATTGTCATTTATACTGTCTTAGCCATTGCCCCTTTAAGGGGGCATGGCAATTACTGTCTTACCGTTTGCTTGCTACGCAGTCCACTTCGTTTCCTATCACTCCACCCTTTTATAGGGGGTGGGTGATGATTACCGTTGAATTCATTGAACCTGGTAACGTAACTTCTGGCATCTTCGTTTTGCGTTGAATTCATTGAATTGACTAACGTACCCCCGCCCGAATTCATATTACGATAACTTTCTCTTATGGTGCTATAAATAGGGCTTATGTCAAGTAAACTTTACATTTTAGGTTTGTTGCTTAAACCTACCTTTTTTACCCCTATTGATTTACAGAGCCTTTACAGAAAAACAAGGCATAAAAAAAGCCCCCAATTTAGGGGGCGTTTAAGGCTATTTTAGAGGGTTAATTACTTGAGCTGATATATTAGGGCGTTATAAATATTTTCAGCCCTTAATCGGTCAAAGAATAGCCTATCAATATCATTTACCAAATATAATTTATCATCTACAAATACGGCGTATTTTTTACGGCTCTTGAATATTCTTAGCCTTTGCTTTATTGTTAGCTCTTGTTCTTGTAATTGCTCCATATCTAAAATACTAAACATAATAAAAGGTATTAAGGTGAACAAGATATTTCAAGAGCTCTAAAAGATAAGATATCTTTTTTATTTGTATCTCATCATCGTGATGGTTATAGCTGCTTATCTCAAATCTTATATCATCAATAAAGGCCTGTATAAAATCTTTTTCAAATCTTTTATTGTAGATATGCACTAATTGTGATGTATCGTTTAAGATGTTTCTATTAATATTTTCATCAATAAATTTAGCGGTATAAATGTTAAAGTACTTATAGGTATTCATATCTTTGCGTGTTATAGTTAAAATTATCATTTAATCTTATCATCTCTAATCAATTAAAATTAAATAGCCGTACCCTAAATCACTGTAACCCGTAACTCTATAACCTTTCTGGGTTAAATAATTTACCGCTATATCTTTTATGTTGTTATAGTTATAGTTATAAGGTATTATGTTTTTTTTCTGTTCATTACTAATCTTGACTCTGCTTCCCTTTGTATTTGTAGCGGGTAAGTAAGTAACAATAAAAGAGCTTTGGTAGTTTACATTTGTTTTCATGTTCTAAAAAATTAAGGTTAAAAATAATAAGCCTTTAAATAAAGCAACCGCAAAGGCTATAAATAAAGCGGTATTCATTAGTTGTTTTTTCATCTTAATAGTTATAAATTGTTTCTTTAATTCCTTTAATTAGTTTTCGTTCCATATCAATTTTTTCTCGATATCCATCTAAGCTCAAAGCAAGTGAACGCTTTGTTTCTTGTTCAATTTCTTTTAACTATTGTTTCATTTTTTTTAGTTTTTAAAAGTTATGCAACAAAGCTAAAAACTATTTTTTACCTGTTTACACTTTTTAACACTTTTTTAACAGTCCTTAGAATAAGTCTAAATAAAAATAAGATAGCCCCCAATTAAGGGGGCTACTATGTTAAAGAGGGGGGATACTATGTTAAAGAGGAAGCGAAGCGGACTATGAGCTTTGCGAATAGGATAGTTACCCCTACTATGTTAAAGACCTTACTATGTTAAAGAGCATCTAACAGAAAATCTCTAAACTCTTTTGTGATGTAGCGAGTATCTTGTCTCCATTTACCATCATAATAAACTACTTGTATTGAGTATTGATAATCACTAAAATAAGTATCTGATTTGTGTTCTTTTAAATCAGAAGTAAAGTAATATGCTCCTTTATAATAAAGACTCATTACATCAAATTTATAGCTCTTTGTTGGCTTACTAATATCTGGTAAACCATCACTAAATAAATTACTTGATCTTGTTCTCATTGTTTAATTATTTAAGTTGATATATTTCTATTTCATCTGCCATAAGGTTCGGAAACCTGGTCATGATGTATGTATATGGCTCATCGGTGAGGTGCATCTTATCATGCACCTTCACCATAAATTCCTTAGGACTTGTAGCTAATTTACATGCTTGTTTTGCTGTTAAGCTCTTATAGTCAATCTGACTTCTTCTTTTAATATCTATCATATCAATCACAAAATAAAGCTACTAAAAAAGACCATAGCCCAATACTAATAATTACTGCTATCATACCTAATACATAGGTACACATCATTGCACTAAATTCCTTGTTACTCATCTGAACATATTTAATTTTGATTCCATTATTAATAATCTGTATTCCTTGTTACTTAATTCCGCAACATCTTTACCCCATTTGTTCTGGGCTTCCTTATATAAATAAGGCTTGACTTCTATTTTCACAAGTAAAGTCTTTTATAAGTTACTGAACCATCTTTGTGTAATAGGTATTCAAATTCTTCCATCCAGCTATCATTAAAATCAAACACCCCCCATCCTGTGTATTGGCTTGGGTCAAGGTTAAATTGAGAACAATCCCTTATACTACTTCTAAGTAATTGAGCAAATTTATAGCCTGGATCATCTCCTCTATTCTTTGTGAAATTCTTATTAAACTCACTAAGCCATTCAAGGGTTGCATCTGGATAGCCATCCCAATGCTTGTAAACTTTTGCATAGTTTACCCCTTCTATTTTAATCATACATCTTGTTGCCATAATAATTAATAAATTTCAATGTTTAGTTCTTTACATAATTCATTAATGATAGCTTGTCCATCCATTGAAACTCTATCATAATCAGTCCAAATTAAATCACCAACAAGTGATTGAATAGTTTTTAGTTTAGCTTCCATAGTTATTTTGTTAATTGTTTTTTAATAGCATCTAAATAAGCATTCTTAATTAATGCCCTATCATCTTCGCTCATGAAATGAAGTTCCTTATCTATATCATCTTCAGAATTAAAGTAATCTGGATAATCTGTAACATCTTCAATCATTCTATCAATAGCGTAAGACCTATCGTTAAAGTAAGTCCATTCATTATAGCTCATCATAATTTGTTCCTTTACTTCACCATCAATGTAAGTTTCTGTTCCACCAAAATCACAACCGCATTCTTCAAATTCAATAGTTGCCATGACTTTATACTTCTCAGTTATTCTTCTCACAAAGTGAGTGGGTGGCGACCAAGCCGAAGTTCCGCTTACAATTAACATTTCATCATCTAAGTCATTCTGGTCAATATCCCACCATTTAGTACCATAGGTATCATACAAGCTAAGGATGTCTTCATCAGTTTTATTCTCATCAAATAAATAATTAGATAGCTTAGTCAGATACCCATCAGCTTGATTCAAGCCATCTTCAATATCCTTATGTAATTTCTGAAGGTTAGCTTTGTTTCCTTCAAAGCCTACCCAATTCCAACAATAATTTGGCATAGTAATAGATTATTTAGTTAAAGTGTTTCTTCTAAATAATGTTCTCTATAAAGGTCTGCTCTATAACTTAATTCAGAGCCACTAATAAGTATATGAGTATCATTAAATATAACATATACACTTATTTCATCTGTGTCAATGTAAGCTGGTATATCATTAACTTCATACCATTTTACTGCTAATTCAGCTTCTTCTTTGTAAAAATGTTCCATAATTACTTTGTTAAATGATTTAATTGTAGTTTAATTAAGAAGTTATCGAAGTCTTGTTCGTACTTCTTAATAAGCTCCTTTTGTCTTTCTGCATCAGCTTGTCTTTTAGCTTTTGCAATGTTGTGTGTGAATTGTTCTTTTTTCATTTTGTTTAGAATTAATGTTCGATACAAACCTAAAAACAAAAAGTCATTCGTTTTCAGACTTTAACATTTCATTAAGAAAACTTTAACATTTTTTTAGAACAAGCGAAAAACCCCCCCAAGCGTCTGGAAACGCAGGGGGTACTATGTTAAAGGGGATACTATGTTAAAGACCCTACTATATTAAAGGGGATACTATATTAAAGAGGAAGAAGGGATACTATGTTAAAATAATAAGAGGCCAGCTACTTTTGTTCGCTGACCTCTTACCAACAAGAGTCCGTAATGTTTGACACTTCTAATATACAAAAAATAGTTTATCGGATCACATATCTTCCTAATGATTTTCCTTGTATTAAAAACTGCAATGCATAACGCATAGCGTCCATATAGTGGTTGTAATTATCTATTGGCTTTGCATTTCTTTCTTGCCAGATGTAGTTGTTTAATTCTCTAATGATACCATGACTTGATCTATCTACTATTATCTCATAGTCTTGCACAAGGGCAATCCCCGAAAGGATTGACCCTTTCTTCTTAATGGTAGGTCTAATATTAATATCCTGAGCCTTCAGCTCTGTGATGAGCCTCGGCTCACTGCTATCACAAATGATTAAGTCTATACCACAATGCTGTCTGCATTTACTGGCTATCTGTGAAGTAGTTAAAGTCTTCTGTCCAAAGCCTTCTCTAATCCACATCTTCTTCTCTTCATTGTCTACACTAATCTGCACAAGGGCTGTAATATCCTGCGAAAAACCTACATCGAGTCCCCAACAACTAAACTCCTTATGCTCATAGTCTCCTACTCTCCAATTCTTATATACCACTCCTTCTGCTTTGCTTAGCCACCCTCCAAGAATAGCATGCTGATATTTATCGGGTCGCTTAAGCTTCATCTCTCTAATCTGCTCTAAGAACGAAGGAGACAAGTTATCTGCATTGTCTCTGTAGTCAGTATGAATGTAAGTAACATTCTTCTCATGGCCGTTATAAGATTCAGGAACTCCCATATTTTGAAAGAAGCGTTGGTATATCCAATGCTCTTTCGTGGTAGGGTTCATAATCATAATACATCTATTCTGCTTATCCTGGGTTCTAACAGAGAAGTCTATCTTATCAAAAGTATCTTCATCTACAAGCTCTTCTGCTTCATCCAATACAAAGGTCGTAACCCCATTTAGAGACTTCAGAGCAGCCGTTTGATTACCACTTGATGTTCTGATACCTTTAAACATTATAGTACTCTTAGTGGTCATATTTATAATCTCATCCTTTGTGATACGGAAGTCCGCTTGCACACCCATAAGATCAATCTTCTCGATGAACTCAGGAATAATAGAGGTCTGTGCAGATAACATTGTGTAACGGCTGAATAAGATTCTATGTCCTTCTTGGTAGGTTAGGTTGAGTAGAAATACTGCAACGCCAAAAGACTTTCCACTTCCCCTTCCGCCTGTTACTATAAAGTATCTTGCGTCAGAGCTAAATAAAGCTTGGTACTTAGGATGTAGGGCTATCTGTGCTGTCATCTATTTCTGCGTCTTCTATTTCTTCTGCGTCAACATCTATCGTATCTTCTTCTTTGGCTTTAGGTAGTTCCGTATTAAAGAAGTTAATAACGGGAGCATTGCTCCTTCTGGGAGCATGCTCCTGGATATTCTCACCTGCTTTGCCATAAGCATATTCTAATAGTAACTTCATGTGCTGAAAGCTTTCTCCTGAAAGCTCAGCTAACTTCTCCATTGCTCCAGCCTCTGTTCCGTATACTTTCTTAATAGCATTAACTGCAAACTTACCAACCCGATCTTTCTTGGCCTGGTTCATTGCAGCTGGCTTTGTAGTCTCGTTTCCTTTGAGCTTTACTTTAGACGGAAGTCGTTTGTTATACTTCCTTCCATCCGTAGAGCGTATCTCATTACTTTTTGGTTTCTTAGCCATAAACTACTTGTTTTATATTCTTAGCTACTGCTGCAACCACATCTACTGTCACCGCATTACCGCACATCTTATATCTTTGGGTGTCGGAGATGTTTCCCATCTCCTTACCTATAGCTGTCCAATTATCAGGAAAGCCTTGTAATCTTTCGCACTCTACAGGAGTAAGTCTTCTAATTTTATCTTGTCTTATAAATTGATCGGTATTATTACCTGTTCCTGAAGATGAATGTAGAGTGTTACATTCTTGCTTTTCGTGATAGCTCGTAACTTTACCTTTAGTATCTCTTGAATAACCAATAACTGCTTGATGACAATGAGTATCTAATGTCTGTGCTATACCTTCACCTACTCTACCTGTTCTTGTTTTAGAGCCAAGAGCTGTAAGGTTTATAGAATCACCAACTCCTGCTTCTTCATATCCTGAAGCTACAGCAGAAGGTACTTTTATTTTTTCTTGTACATTGAGTTCACGTTCAATAACGTAACTTCCGCTTTCTGTTGCTGTGTATCTTGCTGTGAGCGTATTGGTGTCTCCTGGTTGTCTTTGTAGTTCATTATTCGTTGAGTAGCTTTCTCCGATAGGAAATACTTGTTGTCCACTTCCACCTCCAAGATATCCGACAAGGTAGATTCTCTCTCTATTTTGGGGTAGAAAC